TCTTACTAATTCGGTGTTCCGCTTTGAAAACCGTAGAGAAAGCCCCTTTGCCCAATTTATCCATTAATTTGTAGTTGTGGATAAAGGTGTCCATTGGATGAATAATAATACATTGTTTATATATATATTATTATTATTATGGCTCCTCCTGGAAAAACGTTGTTAGAGAAAGCAGACGCTGTCGTTGAAACTGCGAAAAAACCGCTTTACCTAGTCACCATGGGATTTGTTTATATTGGATACATCATCTTGTTTTTAGGAATATCTTACATTTCGCCAGACTACATTCGGGCAGTCAGCAACATCACGTATGTAATGATTGGATTCGTGTTGATGTATAAATTCAACCCGTTCAGAGAAGCAACGACCGTTACCGAAAACGACTCCAAACTCATTTTCATTTCGGCGCTTTTCATCTTGTTCAATCTGGGTGTGACCGAGTTTGCACTGGGTTTTTTCAAAACGGTGAAGTCGACCTTTGGTATATAGTAGGGGAACCGTAGGTTCCCCTAGGACAATCAGTATAAAAGATGGTTTATACATAAAAATCATGTAAATGTTGTTTTAGTTCTTCAAAAATATAAGCAAAAATGGTAATTCCCAATGATTTATAAAAAAATAAAGGGGTTTAAGGGGATTAATCCCTTATTATATATGGCTCTACGTGAAGAGATACACAAAATGTATAAGGAAATCCGAGAGAAACCGGAAGAATTCGGATGTTTGAAAACCGACGAGCTTCTCTCTGCATACGAAAAAGAAGGCAACAAATATCTGGAGAATAAAACGAACAAAGACATTGAGGAAGAAAAACTCGCATCCTTTGATACAAATGATTGTGCTGTTACTTTGACAAAAGTGGAGAGAACCTCATTGATGAAAAAACTGATCGGCTACCGCTATGTGGACGAAATCGATTCTCTGCACATCGGCAAATACACAAGATGGATTCACAAATATCCTCTTGTAGAGAGCGACGAGGTTTTCAAATACGTTTTGTCACCGGGTGCATTCTTAACTTTGGTTGACTATTTAGACACAGGGATTGTTTTGACCCTGAAAACATGGAACAACAAGGTTTTCAGAATTAATTTTGATAATTCCCTGATTTACCAGAAACTGTCAGCAGGCGAAGAATTGGTGTTAATGACTGCTGACTATTTAAAGGGAACATAGTTCCGCTTTGCTTACACCCATCTTCTTTCCGTCGCTTCGCTCCGGTTTATAATTTTAAGGGAGGGGGTATGGGGGAACCGTAGGTTCTCCCACTTATTATATATGCATTTTATGTTTTATCAAAATATTCTATAATGATAAATCATGCATTAATTAGCGCCAATGAAAATACAGTCAGAGTGTTCAAGGGTGATTACTATAACCATAAGCGCAAACACGTTCGGAAAAAAGTGATCGTATTTGATTTAGACGAAACCATCGGCCACTTCTCTCATCTACAAACCATTTGCAAATGTTTGAGTGAATGGTTGGGTCGCGATTTGTTCCAGGACGAGTTCAACATGTTGCTCGACCTTTTCCCCGAATTCTTTCGCCCCGGCATTTTCACCATTCTGGATTTTCTCTATGCAAAGAAACAGAAAAATGATTTGTTCAAGTTGTATATTTACACCAACAACCAATGTGATCCACCCTGGGTGAACATGATTGTCCGGTATATCGAGAGAGAACTTGGCGCTAGCACCCTTTTCGACAAAAACATTTGCGCGTTCAAAATTCGGAACCAACGCGTTGAACTGAAACGCACCACCACCGAAAAAACGTATTCGGATTTCATACAGTGTGCAATGCTTCCAGAAGACACAGTGGAAACGTGTTTTATCGACAACACTTACCACGATAAGATGTGCGGAGACCGAATCTACTACATTTTGCCGAAAGCCTATTACCATTCATTGAGCAAATCTACGATGATTAAGCGGGTTGGGGCAAAGTTTGATTCGTTGACGAATCGATTGATGAAATCGCTTGGTGAAAACAATTATGTTTCGTCCGTGAACGAAGGTGCTGTAACCAAGAAAATGATGTTTCATGTGAGAGAGTTTCTCTATTACCCGAAACTCCCGCGGACCAATAAGACCAAACGGGCTGGGTTAAAAAGAGGTGGCACCAAGAAAAAATATGGGTAAGTAAATAAAATTGAATTTTTATACAATGGTTATATAAAACATAAAATGGCATCATTATTCATTGCAAAAATTAAGAACGCTTACACCGAGGAATTGATTATTTACAATTTCTGGAAATACGGCTTGGGAAAAGTCAGCCGGGTCGATTTTGAACCGGGTGACGCGGAATACCGGTCGGCATTCATTTACACAGAAGATTCTTGGGACACTGAACTCACTGAATCCTTGGAAAAAGATTCGGTTTTCCATTTGCATTTGACCCATCACATCGACCCGCCCACTACGTGGACCATTATAAAGAATCCGAATCCTTTGCCCAATGCCGATACATCAATGAATATCCACCAGTTGTATATACGGTTGAAGGGTCTATAAGTGATTTTAATTTAGGAAAGTGTTTTTTATTTTCTCATAAAAATGACTACTTATACGATTACAAGAGATATGAGTGTTGGTGCAACAAATCAATTTGGATATCAACAAATAATTTTGCCAAGAGGAACGGTGTGCAAAAAAACGGGTACATCGAATACCATGAAAAGACATAATGTCCCGGTAGTTTCGTGTACTGTTAATGGCGTTGACTACACAAATATAGTTTTGGATGTTTCTGAGGAAGGTCCTTACTATCAGGGGGGGGCAAACGCAGGAATAAAAAATCAAAGAAGGTTCGAAAAAACCGTCGTCGTTCTTCCCGACGCAGATATTAAACCATTGTAATTTGTAATGATTTAAAGATTTGCCTACATTTATATAAGACAAATTAATCAATGCATAAAATAAAAGTAGCCCTACATAATCGCGCCTATACTTCTTGGGAATATACTCAAGATGGTGTCAAAGTGGATTTGCCCCATTTGATACCATCCAAACACAAACTGCTTCACGACGATGTGATTCTATGTAAAGAAGACACTGTTGTCATTGTTGAATCTTTTTTTCGCGACTCCGTTTTAGCCGGCGTCCTCATCCTCGGCAAAACGTATGGCCGATCAGGCAAACGCCTCTTGTACAAATGCATCCCTGACAACAAATCGCTTCCCGTTTTTCTGGTTCCATACACGGTCGATGCCGGGTTTAGCAAAGTCGTCAAGAACAAATACATTGTGTTTCGATTTATTGATTGGTCCGAAGACCACCCGCACGGCGAAATCAAGGAAACTTTGGGCGACGTCGATTCCTTAGAGGCCTTCAACGAATACCAATTGTATCGACGCGGTCTGCATCTTTCTCTCACACCTTTTTCAAAAGCATCAAGAGTTATTTTGAAAGATAGCGACCCGATACAAACCATTTTGAAAAAATATCCAGTGGAAGACCTACGACTCATTAATAATGTTTTCACTGTGGACCCTGCGGACTGCACCGATTTTGACGATGCATTCTCTGTAAGTGAAGAAAACGGCGTTGCAACCGTCCACGTCTATATCGCCAACGTCTTTCTTTGGCTCGAAACGTATGGACTCTGGGAACATATGACCGAACGCGTATCCACCATTTACTTGCCCGACAAGAAACGCCCAATGTTGCCTCCGATTTTGTCCGAGGATTTGTGCTCGCTGAAACAGGGCGCAGACCGGTTCGCATTTATGATGTCCGTCAAATACGATATGCAAACCTTCACTCAGATTGACGAACCCGTTTTCAAAAATGTGTTGGTTCATATCTCCAAAAATTATGACTACGAAGATAAAAAACTCGATAAAAATCCAGCCTACAAAGTGTTGCGGACCTTGGCCAAAACGGACGATTCGCACGAGGTCGTTGCGTTCTGGATGATTCAGATGAATACGAAGTCCGCGGAACAATTACGTCATCAGGGTAAAGGCATTTTTCGAATATCTGATGGAGAAAACTTTTTGGAAAAACCCATGTTTATGGGGATGGAAGCTTCGCTTCCGTCAATTTACTCCGAGGTTTGCGCACCGCACGCACAGCTTGGGATTAACGCATACGTTCACATCACCAGCCCCATACGACGTCTGGTTGATATTTTAAACCAGATTTGGTTCCAACCAGTTGTAAGCGAATTGGGTCAAGCTTTTTTAGAAAAATGGACCCAAAAATTAGACGAGGTCAACCGCGCAACCAAAGATATCCGAAAAACCCAGATGGATTGTGAACTGTTGGCTTTAGTTAATAAAAATGTTTCGGACATCTCAGGCATCCTGTTTGACCGAAACTTTGTTTCTGGAAAATACGAATATGCGGTTTATATTGAGGAACTCAAAATATTCTCGCGGATAAAAACGGATGAATGTGTAGAGAATTTCACAAAGTCGCAGTTCCGCATTTTTGTGTTCGAAGACGAAGACCGACTCTGTCGGAAAATCCAGTTACAATTAAGGGAACTCAGCGAAGCTTAATCCCATACTTAAATTGGATTATAATAGAACATTATTAAACTTTACTTAATTGTTGTTTTAAGTATGGGATTATAAGGCGTAAAAGGTGAAACCTGACGGTTTATAGCTTCGCTGAATACGACAAGTTCCCTTAAAACAAAATAAAGAACTCGTCGTCATATGTGTAAATATGGAGTCAACTGAAGACGAAGTCGGCAATGTCCGAACCTATAAAACCCTCGACAACTCTCTTTTGCAAAAATACGACGTTAAATTCTACGGAAGTGACCGAGATACATACGACATCATCAATGATTTCCTGGAAGACAATCAAAGCGAACGCGCGTTCTATATCATTGACCTCGGCGCACTTTTGAACTCATACACCACCTGGTTCAAATATTTGCCCACCGTCCATCCATATTATGCCGTAAAATGCAACCCGAACCCGGTTATTTTAGATGCACTCGCTTCGCTCGGATGCAATTTCGACTGCGCCAGTGAAAATGAAATGAAAATGGTGATTGAAATCACGAAAGACCCGTCTCGGATCATTTTCGCAAACCCGTGCAAGATGTCTTCTCAAATCCGATATGCAAGAGCCAATGATGTGGATTGGATGACGTTTGACTGCGAGGAAGAACTGTATAAAATCAAATTGTATCACCCATACGCAAAACTGGTTCTGCGATTGGCGGTAGATGACAGCAAAAGTAAATGCAAATTTAATAAGAAGTTTGGATGCAAACTCGGCCAGGTGGAAGAATTGCTGACCATTGTGAAAACCCTTAAACTCGCGGTGATTGGATTCAGTTTCCACGTTGGGAGCGGATGTTCATCCGCGGAAACATTCTATGAAGCGATTCGCGAATGCAGACAGGCGGTAGACATCGCAACCCAAATCGGAATCGATATTACAACCATTGATATTGGAGGGGGGTTTCCGGGTGTGGACAAAGACGTGAAGTTTGAAGACATTGCCAAACGAATCAACTCGGGAATTGAAGACTTTTTCTCCGACCATGAAACCATCCAGTTTATCGCGGAGCCGGGGCGGTATTTCGCCGAATCGAGTCATACGTTAGTTTTAAATGTCATTGGGAAAAAAAATGTCATTGACGAACAAACCGGAGAGAAAACCATTATTTATTATTTGAACGACGGAATTTACGGTTCTTTCGGTTGCATTTATTTTGACCACCACAATCCAGTGATTCTACCGTTCAATGAGAGAAACGACAAAGTGCATCGAAGTCGGCTTTTTGGACCAACGTGCGACTCCATTGATTTGATTTCGGACGAAATTATGCTCCCGGAACTCGCCATCGGCGAATGGGTCTATGTGGAAAACTTTGGAGCTTATACGGTTGCGTCTTCCAGCAATTTCAATGGGTTCAAAACAAGCGTTTTTAAATACATTTTTCGTTCATAGAATAATTCTTTCTTTTCAAAACAATTTAGACATAAAATACTTGGTTAGTATATAGAAATGTTTAGAATTATTGTTAGTATTGCCTTGTTGAGTGCCAGCGTGTCTGCCACTCTTATCGACAGGTTTTATAGTTGGGCCGAGACCCACAAGATTGCTATCCCTGAGGGCGAGCACGAGTTACTTCGCCTTCTAACAAACTGGAAGAACAACGACCGAATCATTGACGAGACCAATGCCAAGAACTTGACCTACACTCTTGGACACAATGCCTTCTCCGGAATGAGTTCGGATGAGTTCGCCGAGCATATGCACTTTGGCTTGAACCAGGAGATCATTGCGTCATCTTCTGTTCCGTCAGCTTTGAGGCGAGGTTTTGAGTCCGCGGTTTCGGTCCCGGCCTCGGTTGACTGGCGCACCCAAGGTGTTGTTTCACCCATACAAGATCAGGGCCAGGCAGGAACTTGCTATTCTTTTGGCACCAGTTGTGCAGTGGAGAGTGCAATGGCGATTAAGACTGGTGTTTTGACAAAGTTATCTGAGCAACAAATTGTGGATTGCTCTACTATCAAGAATGGAGGTCCAAACATGGGAGTGAATGGGGGTCAGATTGCCCCTACACTTGAGTGGATTGGAAAGACCGGCGGTCTTTGCACCGAACAGGCGTATCCCTATGTATCCGGAACTACCACGGTAACTGGAACTTGCCAAAAGACTTGCTCAAAGGTTTCGGGGTCAGCTGTTCAGAGTGTTGTCAATGTTAAGCCCAAGTCGGATGCCGATATGATGACTGCTTTATCTAAGACGGTTGTGAGCATCGGTATACAGGCTAACGAACCAACATTCCAACTTTACAAATCGGGTGTTTTCACTGGCGCATGTGGTTCATCGCTTGACCATGCGGTTGCCTTGACAGGATACGGTAGTCAAAGTGGGTTGGACTACTACATACTTCGTAATAGCTGGGGTCAATCGTGGGGCCAGTCAGGGTACATGCTAATTGGAAAGGGGAATGACCCAGCAACTGGAAAGCCATATAACAATGGAGCTGGTGAATGCGGTCTGTTGATGGAGGGTTCATATCCGGTGATGTAAGCATGCAGTATGATGACATATAAAAATAATTTAAATATTTGTTTAATATAATTATTAAACAAACCATTAATCCATTCATTTCCCACCCATTTTCGAAACAAAATGCCACTTCGTGTCACAATCCCGCTTTGCGAATAACCCCACGTTGTCATACGGCAATTCCCTCACATCGAAATAAATGGTGTGTCCCTCTGCATTGTATTGTCGAAGACCTTTTTCCAAAACCAAATCCAAAACGTTCTTGTTTTGCAAAAGGTTTTCCATTTTGGTTTGGCATCGGTCGTATTCTCGGATAAAGTAGAGTGCGTGGTTCATTTTATATTTTACTTTACAATTTAATAAAAATATAAAAAAAGTTCATTTTTAT